CCTTATAAATGTATCAAACGAATTAGAAAGTACGCTTAGAATCAATCCTATTAGCTTTTACGACCTATCTTTGCTTACTAATGATGCTATACTAAATAGGTTCGATGAGAAAATACTAATTTTAAGCGAATTTTACATTAAAAGAAAAATGATGTATAAGCTTTCAGAACTTCTAGAAAAAACCCAAGAATCAACAAGTGATGTTTTTGAACTTTTAGCCGATAACGAAAAGAATACAAACGAGATATTTAACAAAATTTCTATTAGTAAAACTTTTACTGCCTTAGATTGTGCTATTGAAATGGACCAGCACTTAGATAAAATTGATAAGTTAGTTGATGGGGAGTTAATCGGTTGTGATACTGGTTTTAGTGAACTTAACAAACTTACTTCGGGTTGGCAAAATAGCGATTTAATTATATTAGCAGCTCGACCAGGAATGGGTAAAACTTCATTAATGCTTAACTTTGTTAATTCAGTATTGAATCAAAACAAGTCAGTATTAGTATTTAGTTTAGAAATGTCTAAGCTTCAGTTATATGCGAGAATGTGTTCACAAATAACATCGATTCCACTTTACAAATTTTTAAAAGAAAAAATGAATCCTTATGAACGTGAACTATATAAAAATGAAACCTTTAAGTTATCGAACTCACAATTATTTATCGAAGATAAAAGCGGAATAAGTATTAATTTTATTAAAGTTAAGGCCCGAAAGTTAAAGAGAGATAAAGATATAAGCATGATAGTTATTGACTACATTGGACTTATTGACAAAGGTAATAATAACAAAAGTACTAACGATCAAGTTGCTGAAATATCGGGAGCATTAAAAGGATTAGCAAAAGAACTAAACATACCGATTATATTATTAAGCCAGTTAAGTAGGGAAGTTGAGAAGCTAAATGATAAACGACCAATGTTATCACATTTGCGAGATTCAGGAGCTATTGAACAGGATGCTGATATGGTTATGTTTATTTATCGACCTGAATATTATGGTATAATGGATGATGGAGCTGGTAATTCAACTATTGGTAAAGCAGAATTGATAGTTGCTAAACATCGGAATGGAGCATTAAGCGATATAATTGTTAACTTTAACGGCAACTGTACAAACTTTTATTGATATGAATAAGAAAATTAAAGTTAAATATTTAAAATTAGGCAGAGAGAATATTTGGGGCCTTGCTCATTGCGGACTTAATCTTATCGAACTTGATATTAGATTGAAAGGTAAAAAGCATTTAGAAATATTAACTCACGAAAGTTTACATATACTTTTACCTGAACTGGAAGAAGATGACATTGTAAAGCTCAGCGTAATATTAACAAAGACTTTATGGTCGGAAGGGTATAGAAAAATAGATAACAATAATGATATGCAATTACAAGATGGAAGCAAGTAATATTATCCACAAAAATTAACTTAATGTAGAAACTAACCAACAAATGAATGTAAGCGATTTTAACAAAGTTATTGAAAAAAGAATTGAATTGATTAAAACTATTATGTTATCGAAAGGCAAAGAATATTCTACCGATTCCGATAAGTTCCATAATTTTAAACAGTCAGTAGGTATTAGTTTTCATACATGCCCCGAGAAAATAGCGTGGGAATTTGCCACTAAACACTTTCAATCTATTAAAGATACTTTGGATGCTGTTGATAATGGAGCTGTAAATTATACCGATAAATATATTGAAGAGAAAATCGGTGATGCAATTAATTATCTTATTCTTATTGAGGGAATGCTCAAAGAACGTTTACTTGACTAAAGCAAACACTAAACAGGATACCCCAAAAATAATACTGATTCCTTTTAAACGCTTTTGTTTCTTTACTTCCAGGTTTAAACCTTTCATCTGAATAGTTAGTGACTTGTTTTCTTCGTCCTTAAATTTGATTATAGTTACTTGATTTCCGATAATAGTTTGTAACTTATCTTCATTCTTTTTATATAAATTAACCTGGTTAGCTTTGAAAATTAGTTGTTGCTGGCATAATGAATCTGCTAAATAATATGCTTCAGCTTTATGATATTGCTTTGCTAAGAACTTTGCTTTATCGGAACTAAAACAAATTAAAGTATCTTTATTATTTATAATTAATTTTTGAGAATATGCTGTCAAATTCAGCAACAAGGTTATTATTATTAAGCGTATCAATTTCATTTACTTTGGTTTTATATTTTATTATTACAGTTTGTTTTTTATTCTCCAATAAGTTTAGTTGCTGAGTGTATTTATCAATAATTAATTTATTCTTTTTAATATCGGAATATAAGCTATCATTAACTTTATTCAAACTATCAATTTCTATTCTATAATTTTGTATTATTCCTAATTCATTGTAAGGAGAATAAAGAAACCACAATATCAATAAATGGACACATAATGTTATCAAGCACAAAATTACCGATTTATTGAACATTACAATTATTTTCTTGTACTGAATTTATCTATTGTAGTCAATCCTAAACAACCAAAAGCCAATGCTGTTACACATTCAACTAATGTATCCGATGGCTTTATATGTTCGGGTGTGAACTGATTAGCAAATAAAGTAGCACATAACATAACAGTGCATATTATTCCACATACTCGCTTGCTAGATACTACTCCGCTTTCATCTTGTAATATTTGTTTTATAAAATTTTTCATTCTTTTTTTCCTCTGCTTTTAGTGATTTTACTTTGTAATTTTTCGATTAACATCTCAATCCTTTGCTCCAATAATTCTATTCTTTTTTTTAGATCGTTGATTTGTTCTTCGTAAATTGTAATTACTTTGTTATTACCTGAAGCTTTTAATTCGTTTCTACTTTTAAAGTAATCCCAAACATCTTTACCTTTGAGTACACCTATTAAGGCGACTACTATGCCAACAATAGTAACCTGGTCCATTTTATTTAATTGCTAAAATTTGTTTTCTGTTTTTAACTGTATAGGATATATGCACCCAAGTATAATCGTATTCATTAATTAACTGGTCAAATTCTAAATTCTCTTTGCACCAATTAAATATTTTTTTATTTTCTTCTTTATTGCCTCCGCTTATATCAATGGCTTCACCTTTTACATGCTGACTTGTTTTCGAACCGCCTACTTTTGCATTAAGTGATTCACATCTAAAAAATGAATTAACCTTAATAGGTTTATTATACCACGTTCTTAATGGCTCAAAACACTTCTCAGCAACTAATTTCATACAAGCCAACTGAGTATCATTAGGATTGTTTTCTATTCCAAATCTAGTCGCTGTATTGCTTACAGTTGCTTCATCAAAACTAATGTGCTTGCTTATCATTTCTTATGTTCTAATTGTTCAACTCTTCGTTCTAAACTATCATGCTTAACATCTTGCACCATTACCATTGTTTTAATTTCGTTTAGGTCTTTACTCATCTTCATCAAAGCATTAACCCCTAATGCTCCGATGAAAGATAAGATGGCTATCAACCCCGATACAAGCCATAAAAGAATGTCAAATTGTGTCATTATATATTTATTAAGTTCCATTGATTATTATTCCACGAATACATTTTATTATCACTAGGATAAGGTATTGGCGCTTCCCATTTATAGTTTACTAAAATCCAATCTTCGTATGGCTTAGGCGAAATAAAAACATCATTAATACTATCATAAGTAAATCCTATTCCAGCATAAGTATTTCTAAAATTAGAATTATAAGAAGTTTGTTTTATCGTATCGTAATCATAAATACTTTTAATATTTAATGAATCTATAAAATCAATTCCTAATTGTTCAATCTCAATTCCATTATTAGTAATAACTTCGTTATCAATAACAATTACAGCTATTACAATACTTTCTTTTATAAGTGCAAAATTTGCCATTATTGAAATTTATATTTTATTATTACTATTCCACTTCCACCATTACCACCAAAAGGAAAACCAGTTGTATATGCTCCAGCACCTCCACCACCCGAACCTGTATTTATTGTTGCACTTGTTACTAAAATAGCAGTAGAAGCACCTGAACCGCCATTACCAGCTCCACCAGTTCCACCATTACCACCAGCTAAATTATAACTTCCACCTCCACCACCGCCAGCATAAGTTACTGAAGTTCCTGTTATCG